TTGATCGCGGCCAGCCGGCCGAGTTCTTGGAGGAACGTCTGCACGCTCCGCGGGTATGCCTTCGCCGTGCTCACTTGCTGATCGATCTCGGCCTTCACGAGCGACGCGCTCATGCTCTCGGTCGGAATCCCGAGCACCTGCACGTCACCGTCATCCCTTGCCATTGGTCGCCTCCCCGGAAAGCTCTACCACCCTGAACCGACGCGAACCCGGCGAGATCGACGTCGCTCGCTCTCGCGCGTCTGCGAACACTCTCTGCGCCTCGGCCGCGCCGATCGCCTCGGCCAGTCTGCCCGCGATGATGTGCGCCGCTTCCTGCCAATCGACGCGGCGCGCGTCGGCGCTCCGCTTCCATGTCACTTTCCATCCGTCGCCCGCGATCCCGGTCGCCTCGCCGATCATATCCTTGATCGTGTTCTCGACGAGTTCGGCGTCGCGCTCGTAGATCCCGAGCGTTCGCTTGAGCGCGAGCAGTTCCTTCACGGCGTTGTCGGCCTCGACGGTCGCCGGCATCATCATCGACGATGCCTCGATCGGGAAAAGGATCTGGAGAGCATCGCCGCAGTTCTCATCCGCCGGCGGCCTCGTATCGGTCGCGACGTATGCATCCCACCAATCGAGCAGCCTGCGGATGATCGTCATCTCGAACTCGGGATCGCGCGCGACCGTGTAGATCCCGAGCTTGTTGCCGCCGAACAGCGCGGCGACGTCCCATACCGGGAAGCCGGTGACGGCCATGTATTGCAAGCACTGGATCGCGTAGTAATGCGGCACCTCATCGGTCCCGGGGCGGCCCCACTCATGCGCGGCGTGCGCGCCGACGTTCTTGATCTCGACGCCGCGGTTCTGGCCGATCACGAGGCGATCCGGCGTGCCGAGGATGAGCGGGTGATCTGGGTGTTGCATGACCCGGTTCGGCTTCCAGAGCGCGCGCCCGGTCACCTCGGAGTAGCGACGCGCGATGATCTCTTCGAGCGCGTTGCCCCACCACATCGGTTCCGTCTGCTCGATCGCGGGCTTGCGGCCCGTCTTGTCGAGCCAGACGTCGAGCTGGCTGCCGTATTTCCCTACGCCGAGGATCGTCGCGGCATCGGATCCGCCAATGCCGGCGCGGCGATCTTCGAGCCATAGGGCCCGCCCAGCGTCACGCTCTGCGGCCTGTCCCATTGCCTCGCACCTCCTTGCCGTGCTCTACGAGGTCATGCACCGTCACCTGCCCGGCGCTCAGCTTGATCAGCGTCTCAGCATGCACCAGCGACGGCACGCGGCTGCCGGCGAGCCACCGATAGACGGTTTGGAATGCCACCGGCGTTCCTTGTGCCCGAAGGCCATCCAAGACCCATGGCACCCCTACGCTGCCGACCCACCCTGCGAACCGCGTGCCCCGGTTCCGTTCCATCGGCGCCAATCGGGATCCCCCCCAAGAGACTCCGGCTCGCTGGTACGGCCGGCACCTTAGCGCCGGCGTCTGCGCTGTGCAACAGGAAAGTTCGCCCGCGATTTACGGGGCTCCGGTGGGCACGAGCAGCAGATTCGGCCGCAGATAGCAGTTGATCAGATCGAACGAATGATCGCCGCCCGCGCCGTTGAGCGCATTCGAGAGCCCAACCTGCGGCGCCATGAACGCCGTCGTGCTCGGCAGGTTCGCGCCGGCGTTCTGCGTACAGAGCAGCGTATCGGTGCTGACGTTGATCAGATAGGTGACGATCAGCCCACCGTTCGGATTGGCGAGCATCACGAACTCGTAGAGCACGCCGGCCGTGAGCGTGACCGTGATCGAGTTGCCTGATGTGTCCCTCATCCCGAGCTTCTCGAATGCTCCGGAGTTGTCCACGTTGAGGATCTTCAGGCTCGCGCCGTCCGTGCGGTCGGTCCAGAGCCCGATCGTGTTTGCCGGCCCGCTGCCGCTCACGTCGGCCTTGCAAACGCCGGTCGCTGAAGCAGACAGGCCGGCGAAGAGCCGGATGTTGTTGTTCAGGATCGCGTTCACCATGAACCGCGCCGAGAAGAAGAAGCCGCCGCGGCTCGCGGCGTTTCCGCGCCACGCATAGAAAGCCGGGCAATGCGCCCCGAGTTCATTGTTGTTCGATGCGGCGCTCGTGAACCGCGTGCGCGGGAACTGCGTCTCGAACGTGTTGCCGAGCGCCGGGTGCGTGATCGTCGGCAGCCCATCGCCCGCCCAATCCGGGCCCACCCCGCGGCCGACGAGGGAGGTGCCGCCGGCCGGCAGATAGAGCACCGACGACTCGCGGCGCATGGTCGGCTCGAAGATAGTCGGCTTGTTGCTCATCGCGAATAATCCTCCAGCCAGCCGCCGCCGCTGACGATGTGATTCCCGCCGAGATTCACGACGTTCGTGCATGTCTCGGAAACACGGAGCACGCCGACCGCGCCGAAGCCCTCGTAACGGTTGCCCTTGCCGTAGCTGAGCGCCGTGCAGCCCTGCGCGATCCACGACCGCGTGGCCTTCGAGTTCCCCATCACGAAGTTGCAGCCGATGATGCTGACCGCGTTGCTGTTCTGGAACTCGGCCATCTCGTCGGCTTGGGGAACGGTGAGATTGACGACGTTGGATCGCTCGAAGTCCACACCCTCAAGCTCGACGCACGATGCATTCTCGCAGAAGAACTCGCGCGCGGTCGTGCCCGACATGAGCAGCCCGTTATCTTCCATGTTGCCGCCCTTGAATCGCGCGAGCGTGAGCGAGTTCGTGAGATGCACGCCATGGAGGCCATTCTGCACGAACGAACACGTCTGAAAGTCGAGCGTCGTGTTTGGCGTGTTCACCTGCGTCGAATCCACGAGCAGCCCGTAGCCGGTGCAGAAGGCGCAGGTAACCTCGTCGCCCATGAGCACGCCGGCGCCGTCGAGTTGGATACCGTCCACCGGACCGTCGCCGGCGTTCGCGAAGCTCGCGCCGACGTTGACGTTGCGAAAGAACGTGCGCGCGAGGAAGTTCCCTGCGTTGAAGATCCTGATGCCGTAGGCGACATTCGGCGGCCTCACAGCGAGATCGAGGTAGCCGCAACTTGAGCCCACCTGAAGGATCGGCGACCCAATGATCGAGGTCGTGCGGCCTCGCCCGCGGAGCCATACGCCGCCGGGGAGCACGAGCGGCGTCGAGTAGGATCCGTCCACGGCGACCGACGTGCCGCTCGGCAGATCAATGACCCCGCCGTTAGGGCCGAGCGAATCGACGGCTGCCTGAAGTCCCATGTTCGTCGCCTCCACGACGACGGCGGCCGGCGGCGTCGGGAACCTCGCCCGACCTCGCGCGAGCACCGTCAGATCATCCTTGAGCCGTTCCTCTCGGTAGCCCATGCATCAGACCCTCAACAGGAATCGTGCATCCTGAAACGGAATGCTCACCGATCCCGACGCGGCCGCACCGTTGTTCACTGCGGTATTGAATACGCCTTGGATCCGCTTCCATGAGCCCGTGAGCGGGTGATTGATCGTGCCGCCGGTGCCGTTCACGATCACGATGCCGTATTGAAACTCGCGCACCCAGCAGCCGCTAGCGTGCTTGAAGCCGAATGCGATCGGGCGCCCGAGCCAGCCGCGGTTATCGGCCACGGTCCCGGTGCCATCGCTCACGCCGAAGCGATCGACCGTGTATTCATCGGCCCAGATCAGTTGATCGTTGTTCGATGTGAGCAGGTTATTGTTCACGGAGTTGCCGGTGTAGGCCATGCCGCCAGCGACGCAGGCCGAACCGAGAGCGAACCTCGCCATCTTCGCGAAGCTTGAATCAGTCTGAGTAATGCCGCCGCCGGTTGGCAGGGTGATGAAGGAACTGCCGTCTCCGGTCGGATCCGTGCCCTGCCACAGCAGCAAGCGATTCATGCATGCATCGAACGTCGGCAGTAAGAACGAGATTGGCGGCCAGTTCTCGATTAGCTCGCCGTCGTTCAAGAACACGCTGGCATCGGTCGAGACGAACCCGCTATTGACGATCACCTTCCGGCTCGCGTCCGAGTTCAGCGCAGTCGCAAAGGCCTGAAGCGCAGCGGTGAACGCGGCATCCATCGCGGCCATGCTGCCGTAGCCGGCGAGCCCGTAATCGACCGGGTGATTGTTGGGGTTGTAGAACTGAGCGGCCGATGGCCGATCGATGTAGTAGTCGAGCCAGTAGCCGTCCCCGAGCGCGCCATACTTCTTCCAGAGATTCGCGTAGGTCACGCCTCCGATGTGCGGGAGGTGGTGCATCACTCCGACCAGCGGATTCTCGCTCGGGTATGCGCCGAAGTGCGTATCCGTGATCGGGAAGGTGTCGTATAGGCGCTGGTCTGGCGGCCCGATTTCGAGCAACCATGCCTCGCGCACGAACGACGTTGGATTCGGGCCGAGGTTCTGCGTCAGAAGGCTACAGGTGTTGTAGAGGTATGTCCTGATCGCCGGATTGGTGGCCTTGAGGATGGCGAACGCCGTGTTGTAGAGCGCGCGGTCGGAGTCGGTGAACGGCGAGATGTTCATCGTCGTCACATGCCAGCGGGCGATCTTCGCCAAGAGCGCGGTGTCGAGCAGCACGTTTTCCGTGATCACGATCGGGCTCCCGGAG